ATATTCGTGAGGACGTTATTGGGGCTCTTGAGCAGGGCGCTTCAAAGAAAGAGCATGGCGAAGATGCTCCTGAGGACTACGTTATATTAGCGACATCTTCGGAAGGTACGGTTCGAAATAGTGTTGGGGATACCATCAAGATGGAATTGATGGACATCCTTAAGGGAACCTATTCGAATCCTCACACTTCGATTTGGTACTACAAGCTTGACGATATTAAAGAAGTCAATAATCCAGAGATGTGGTTGAAATGCAACCCGAATCTTGGAAAGACCGTTTCTTACGAGACGTATCAGTTGGATGTAGAGAAGGCTGAGAAAGTTCCTTCCGCTCGGAATGATATTCTGGCAAAGAGGTTCAACATCCCTATGGAAGGTTATACTTATTTCTTTACGTATGAAGAGACCTTGCCTCATCATAAGCGTGACTTTTGGAAGATGCAGTGTTCTATGGGGGCAGACCTTTCCCAAGGCGATGATTTCTGTGCTTTCACGTTCCTATTCCCATTGCAGAATGGAGCGTTTGGTGTTAAGACCCGATGCTACGTATCTTCTGACACAATGGCAAAGCTTTCTTCTGCGATGCGAATGAAGTATGAGCAATTCCTCGCTGAGGGTTCTCTTCAGGTGATGGACGGAACCGTTCTCGACATGATGGAAGTCTATTCCGATCTGGATAAGTACATTCTCGATTGCGATTACAATGTTCTGGCGTTTGGATTCGATCCCTACAATGCAAAGGACTTTGTAGCTCGATGGGAGACCGATAATGGTCCTTATGGAATCGAGAAGGTTATCCAGGGTGCTAAGACTGAATCGGTACCGTTGGGCGAACTGAAACGACTCGCTGAGAATCGTGATCTTCTATTTGATCAAGAGCTGTTTTCTTTCACCATGGGAAATGCCATAACTATGGAAGATACCAATGGTAACCGTAAGCTTCTAAAAAAGCGGCACGAGCAGAAGATTGATTCGGTTGCTGCTTTAATTGATGCCTGGGTTGCCTATAAGAATAATCGTGATTCGTTTGAGTAAGGAAGGAGCGTTGTGAATGATTATATAGAGCATTTCGGTGTTAGGGGTATGCATTGGGGAGTCCGGAAGAAGAACCAGTCTTCCGACTACAAGCGGGCTAAATATTTGGGCCGTAAAAATCCCAACGCTCTTTCTAATCGCGAATTAGCTGAACTTAACACTAGGATGAATCTAGAATCCAACTATCGTAATCTGAAGTCGCGCAACCATGGCCCGGTTCATACGTTTGTGAAAACGGCACTTATGGGGGCTGCTGCTGGCATAGCTACTGCGGCTGCCTCTAAGTATATGAACAAAGGATTTAAAGTGGCTGGCAAGTATGCCAAGAAGTACGGTAGCGTGGCGGTTTCCGCGATCAAGGCAAAATTGGGTAGGTGAAATGAAAGTAATATACGATAACAGCATCTACCTCGAACATCATGGCACCAAAGGCATGAAATGGGGCGTCCGGAAATCTAAGCAGGAAGCTCGTAAGGATGCTAAAGAATATACTCAAGCCAAGATGTACTATGGTAAGGGCGCTGGTAATCGTCGCAAGCTTATAAAGGCCAAGGTTAATTCTATAAAGAAAGTCAACCCGATCTATAAGCGCGAGTTTGATAAGCTGGTCTCCCAGACCGATATGGCTAAGCGTTCAGGCGAAGCTATATCTCAGCGACACCGTACAGATCGTAAGGAAGCTGCCGGTCGTGCATATCGTAGGTGGCGGAACCAGAAGACTGTTGCTTCCCAAATAGCTGGGACTTTGGCCATTGGTGCTGCTACGGCATATTATGCGACCCATAAAGCTTCTGTTGATGCATACGTTATACATTATGTAGGCAAAGGCATAAATTCTGTAAAGAGGGCAGTTCGCAGTGCGGCCAATTACAGGAATAGAGCCAGGTTCCGTAAATTTATGAAAGGTCTTAAATGAAAGTAATATACGATAACAGCATCTACCTCGAACATCATGGCACCAAAGGCATGAAATGGGGACAGCGACGTGAGAGGAACCGCGCTTCGGTGAACCAAGCTCTTAAAGGTAAGGACCTAATTCTTACAAAGCAAGAGGCCCATAAAATTCGTAATGGGACTATGCCTCTTAAAAAAGTTCAGTCTAAGCGCTGGCAACAGTCTCATGTGCGGAATAAAGGCTACAGTCGCGACCGTGCTTATAGGAACAGCCTCCTTCAGGGTACTCAATTTGCGCAGCAGGTAAATAAACGTATCAGCAAGGGCCAAGATTATGCGAAAGCTTATAGGCGCACTGCTATTTCCACCTTTGCTAAAAGCACTGCTCTTTTGGGCGGGGGTCTTGGTCTTATTATGGGCGGCGATAAGATTGCTGATGCTGTTGTAAAGCGGACCATCAGGTAGCCTTTTAGAGGAAAGGACGGCTAGGTGACCTCATTTTCTGAAAGATTGAAGCGGGCCTGGAATGTCTTTACTAACAAAGATACAAATGGCTCCGCTTTTCAAAGTTATGGGTATAGCTATTCATCGCGGCCGGATCATCCTTTTCTGTCGTTGGGCGGGGAGCAGACAACTATAACATCTATCTATAACAGGATTGCTATAGATGTGGCTTCGTATAACATTCAGCATGTTCGATTGGACGAGAACGACCGCTTTCTTGAAGAAATTCAGAGCGGCCTTGATGAATGCATAACTCTCAGGGCGAATGTTGATCAGACCGGTAGAGACTTCATTCAGGATGCTGTTATTTCTATGCTGGATGATGGAGCTACTGCCTTGGTTCCTATCGACACTATAGAGAATCCTTTGCGTACAGAGTCTATTAATATTCTGAGCATGCGCGTTGGTAAGATTACTCAGTGGTTCCCTCAGTATGTAAAGGTAAAGCTCTATAACGACCAGACTGGTCAGTTTGAAGAGCTTACTCTGCGCAAAGACAAGATTGCTATTGTACAGAACCCTCTTTACACTGTGATGAATTCTCCGAATTCGACCATGCGTAGGCTTACACAGAAGCTGTCTCTTCTCGATACAGTCGATCAAGTTTCGGCGTCTGGTAAGTTGGATATGATTATCCAGCTTCCTTATACAACCCGCTCTAGTGTTCGAAAGGAATGGGCTGAGAGCCGCCGAGGCGAGCTTGAGGCTCAACTCAAAGACTCGAAATATGGTATCGGGTATATAGGTTCTGAGGAAAAGATAGTTCAGCTTAATCGTTCGATTAACACCAACCTTCTTGACCAGGTTAAGTATCTTCAGGATACTCTGTATAGCCAGCTCGGCATTACAGCAGAGGTTATGAATGGCACAGCCAATGAACAAGTTATGCTCAACTATTATAACCGAACCATCGAACCAATTCTTGCTTCGCTTGCGGATTCCATGAAGTGGGCTTTCTTGTCTAAGACGGCTAGGAGTCAACGGCAGTCAGTGATGTATTTCCGCGATCCGTTCAAGCTTGCACCAATAACCAATATTGCAACGATCGCTGATACGTTCACTCGTAATGCAATACTGTCCTCTAACGAGGTTCGTGGCATTATTGGGTTCAAGCCTGTACAGACGGAAGAGGCAGAGTCTCTTCAGAACAAGAATCTTTATCCTGTTTCAGGAGAGCAGCAACCTGCGGACGAAGGAGGTGAGAGTTCCTTGCCTTTCGGCGATGGCTATGAGTAGTTTGATCGATGATTCAAAATGGTAGTAATTTACACAGAAAGGAGTAGCTGGCATGAAATTTGATTTCAGTGGCTATGCTACTAAGAACGGCGTTCGCTGCTCCGATGGCCGGACCATTATGCGCGATGCTTTCAAAGAGATGGATGGCAAGACCGTTCCCGTCGTTTGGCAGCATATTCATGATGATCCGTCGAACGTTCTTGGGCATGCTCTGCTTGAGAACCGTAAGGATGGGGTCTATTGCTATGTAAAGCTTAACGACACCCCCGCCGGGCAGGATACAAAGAATCTTGTCAAGCACGGAGATGTGAACTCGCTGTCTATTTATGCAAATCAGCTTGTCCAGAATGGCGGCCATGTTATGCATGGCACCATACGGGAAGTGTCGGTCGTTCTGTCTGGGGCAAACCCTGGGGCACTGATCGATAATGTCGCTATTCAGCATAGTGATGGGTCTTCTGATGAGCTGGAAGACGAAGCCATCATTACATCAGGCCGTTTCCTGTCGCACGCTTCCGGGCGAGTGACTGAAGACGATGATGAAGATGATGACGAAGAGCCGGACGAGGATGAGGCTTATGATGAGCCTGATGATGCGGACGACGAAGACGAGTACGACGATGAAGAATCCGAAGACGAAGAGCCTGAGGATAATTCTGACGATTCCGAGGAGGATGACACGGAAGACGAAAACGATGAAGGCCCGACCGTAGAAGAGGTCTACAATTCTATGGATGACGATCAGAAAGCCGTAACAGACTTCCTGGTCCAGCAGGCCCTTGATGGCAAAACCGGCAATGAGCCAGAGACCAAACAGGCGATAGCCCAGAGTGCTCTGTATCATGCAGATGAACCTACTGTCCAGGATGTTATAGACAGTATGAATGACGATCAGAAGAATGTTCTGCATTATCTGATTGGTGTCGCGCTTGAGCAGCGTGAACAGAATCCCGATGATGAGGATACCGATACCGATTCAGAGGACGAAGAAGATTATGATTCCGAACAGGAAGGAAATGAAAATATGGTAAAGCATAATGCTTTCTCCGATGCTCGTGTCACTGAAGAAGCGGAAAACGCGATGTTTGCGAATCAGCTGCTCCACGACGCACTTGATGACAAGAACAATGCGTCTTCACTGAAGAATTCGATTCTTGTGCATGCCGACAACTATGGCATCAAGAATGTTGATGTTCTCTTCCCTGAAGCTCGCACAGTAACCCCAACCCCGGAGTTCGTCTCCCGTAAGATGGATTGGGTGGAGACATTCGTTAACAGCCTCCGCAAGTCCCCATTCGCAAGGATAAAGTCCCTTGCTGCTGATATTACCGAAGACGAAGCTCGCGCAAAGGGCTACATTAAGGGTAAGCAAAAGCTCAACGAGATCTTCGCCGTAAGCAAGAGGGTAACAACTCCTCAGACTATCTACAAGAAGCAGAAGCTCGATCGTGATGACATTCTTGACATCACCGATTTCGATGTGGTTGCTTTCCTTAAGAGCGAAATGCAGCTTATGATGCGCGAAGAGATTGCTCGTGCTGTACTGGTTGGCGATGGCCGTCAGATTGGTGCCGAGGATAAGATCGATGCTGAGCACATTCGTCCGATTTGGACGGATGATGAGCTCTTCGCAATCCACAAGGATACTGCTGCTTTCGATCCTGCAACTCTGACAACTGAGCAGAGCAATGCACTGTCCCGCAGCATCATCACTTCTATGGATGAGTATGAGGGCAACGGCACTCCGACGATGTATGCAGCTCCGGCTACTGTCACCGCTCTTCTTCTGAGCGAAGATAAGATGGGTCGTCGTCTGTATAACAACATTCAGGATCTTGCTGAAGCTCTTGGTGTTGCGGCAATTGTTAAGGTTCCGATCTTCCGCGGTCTCAAGAGGACTGTGGGCGCTACAGAGAAGAATCTTGCCTGCATCATCGTCAACCCGACCGACTACACGCTCGGTGCTGACAAGGGTGGCGAGACCAACTTCTTCGACGACTTCGATCTGAACGTTAACCAGCAGCTGTATCTCTATGAGACTCGCCTGTCTGGCGCTCTGACCCACCCGAAGTCTGCAA